AACTAGCTAGCTTCGTATTAGTGCTTTTGTACTATTTTTCTTGGTAAGAATGATTTTCATTTTCGCCCTGGGAATGATAATGATTCTCATTCTCACTGTCGCCGATCCTGGCGGCATGCTTTTATGCGCATAGGCGCATAGGGCTTTTATGCGCATATCGGCATATCGGCATATCGGCATATGCGTCAAGGCACATAGGGCTTTTATGCGTCAAGGCGCATAGTCTCGGCGGTTTGGGATTGCGAAGAATTGTGACAATTTCCGTGATTTTTGCGGTTTTCGTGGTAGGCGGCGGATTGTGACGGATTGTGACAATCTTGGGATTCTCGCCCGTCTCATGGTAGGCGCGCGCGCCTGCACAGTTCCTTTTACGGTTTGCCATTCTGGCCGATTCGCTGCGCGTACCATATGGGCGCCCATATGGTCAAGGCAACGCTGCGCCAGGGTGGACAGTTTGGTAAGCGTCCCCAAATCTTTGCCGTTGACGCGCTGGCGCTTATTGTTCTCTCAACGGCAGCGATGCCGTCCCACTTACACCAGGTCGCATCATGTTTTCCGAGTTTTGCCGGTTTAAGGCTTCCAAAAAACTCATCCACGACGGACCAAACCTTTTCTATGTTTTCCCGGACAAACTGACGCAGGGTTTGCCCACCACGTTGGAAGATGCATTTGATGAGGGTTTTTTGGTCATTGTTTGCACAGACAAGCCCGGACAATATAGTTTAAACATTGCTAACGAAAACTACACAGGCGATTTTAACGGCTTGGCCCTGATCCTGTTTGATTGGGCCCATGGAGAGGGTTACCAATGGCCTGAGACCCGCAGGGTGACCTTGCCGGGCCAGCCTGAGCCCATCCGTTACCGGCAGACCGTACAGGGTTACCGCGTGGCATGGGACGAACCGGGCGAAAACCTCTAGGCTTCATTCTTCATTCTTCATTCTTCATTCTTCATTCTTCATTCTTCATTCTGCCATGCAAACCCTTACCACTGCTATCAACTCCCGCGCCAAATTGCCCACCGATTTGGCATCCATGGGCAAACAATTTAAGATCAGCTATAGAGATCTGTTGTCTACCAATCCCAAAACTGATAAAAGCAAAGTTCAAACATACATCTTACATTTGGCGCCTCACAATGTTTCCGGGGTTAACGTATGTCCCGGTGCTGGCAATTGCCGCAAGATCTGTCTGCACTTCGCCGGCAATCCCGTCTATATGACAAACAAACAAAAGGCCAGAATTCGCCGCACACTAGCATTTGCAGCCGATAAGCAACGGTTTGCACGGTTAATTGTTTGTGCAATATTGGATAAGATGAACAAAAACGCGGGCGAACCTATTGCCATCAGGTTAAACGGAACGTCAGATATTGCTTGGGAGAATGTAGACTTCGACATTGTGCCGGCATTTGCTAAATTTTGCAAGGTTAAATTTGGGCATGATTTACCTATTGGCAAGCGAAACATTTTCGAGGTTTTCAATATTGTAGGGGCTGGACTTGTCACCTTTTACGACTACACCAAGATTAGGCGCAATTGGGCGGAATGCCGCAGACTAGGGTATCACTTGACCTTCAGTTTTGATGGTTGGAATAATGCCTCCAACGTCAAGTTATGCCGGGAAGCCATAGAAGCTGGCGTTAATATTGCCGCCGCTTTTAACTTAAAGAAAAAGGAAGAATTGCCAATGTATCTTAACTGCGCGGCATTGTTTGGCCAAAATCCCGCCTATGTTGGCCGCGTCATGTATGTTCAGGATGGCGACCTGACGGATTACAGACCAGCCGATCAGTATGGTGGGCCTATGGGCGGATCGATCATAGGCCTACGGTTTAAACTCCCACACGGGATTCGGTACACTGAAGCCGAGAAAATGGCATTCTGTATTGCATAGGCTGAAACTAAACTAGGCTTGGGCGATGTAGTCTAGGCCTAGTTTTCTTGCCAGGGGAGGGATAATTCAGCAGTTTTCCGCAGGTTTTCCGCAGGTTTTCCACGGCAGATTAACATTCCCTATGTTTCGAAGCGTGAAACGGTAGCAACGGCTACAGACAGGGAGCAGTAGTACGGTGTACTAAG